AACACAACCAGATATTCAGAATTTAGAAAACACAGTAATTGAAAAAAGTATTATACCTAAATTCCCAACACATGAACCTTTCTTGCGTGGTACAGAAACAGTACAAAAAGCCGCAGATGGGTCTACGCCTGGCGAGAATAACAACGAAACACAAAACGCTGGTAATGAAATAGCAAGTGATCCAAATAGTGCATCTGGACAAATGGATGCCGCAAATCAAGATTCAAATGAAACATCAAACGAAGATGTTCCTGGGCTTCCTCCCGGAGAAGGCTTGGCATCTATACGTGCAAGTAATGGAGTAGGCTGTCAGGTTGCGGCAATATTCCAATCTAACTTCCAAGGATTAATTGATGATTTAGAAGCAACCGGATACGTTATTAAAACATTGGGCGGTTACTGTAATAGAAATCAAAGAGGTGGTTCAAGACCTAGCTTCCATGCAATGGGAGCCGCAATAGATATTAATGCATATGCACCAAACGGATATGCACGAACAAGACCAGCTGGTTGGAATCCAGGTGTGACTAGAGGCGCAGACCAAGGCTGTGACTTCCCACTTAACATCGGTGAGATAGCCGCAAGGCATGGTTTAGGTTGGGGCGGAAACTGGAGTGCTCCATGGGATCCAATGCATTTCTCAGCCGCAAGTGCAGAAAGAGGCGCATACCGATTAACTCGTTCATACAGTGTAGCAGATAGTTCTTCTGTTACAGGAACAACCGCAGTGAGGTTAGCGTAATGTTATTTGATAAAAGAAAAGGGTCATTGCTAAATTATATTCAACTTCCGTTGAATGTTGTAACTCCTAATGGCACTTATTTAGGTACGGGCTACAAAGAAACCGGTGAGCCTACTTATATATTATCACACGTTAGATTGACATGCTTTCCAATAACAGATTTAATATTCAGTGAAATGAGTAAGAATGCAATCATTGATACAAACAAACCTATGTTAGAGATAACAGATGATACTGTTGGGTTTGGTTATAAAATAACAAATACAGAAAAGCGTTATGGATATATAACCGTTGCCTCACAGAGAATAGACATAGGTACAGGCAAAATTACAAAACCAATGGCAAACTTTATATTAGAAAAGCAATTACGTAATATAGGAAATGTTTTAGAAAAGTTTGTTAAGAAAGAATTATCTCAACCACAATTTGATGCATTGTTATATTATTTCTTCAATGAAGGCGTTGATAAAATTGAAGGACATCCTATCATTGCATTGATTAATAATGAAAAATGGTATAATATTACAGATGAAATTCAGACTAATATTAAAAAGAATAACGGCCAGATTAATGAAAAACTAGCCGCTATGAAAATTAAAACTTCTAAGATGTGGAGTTTTGTTCCTGGCTTTAGTTAGGCTACCTCTTTAAAACCAAAATTAGCAACTACTGATTGCTTGCCATCTTCATCTTCCACAATGTCACCAACACTAACACTGTACATACGAGACAAACGCTCAATGTCTTCTTCTGGGCCCATGTTCCCTACATGAAACACGCCCTCTAAACTATCAGCAGTGATGTTACTAACATGCGTGTAGTATCCACGATTGAATGCATCCCGGGCAACCATACCTGTGTCATTCTTTGAAAAATTCATATCTAATTTCAATGATTGCTTATGAACAGCATCATGTCCTTCTTCATTGATTAAATCAATTTCTGCATCTGTAAGATGAATTTGATATAACTTGTATTTCATATTAGTAACCTCTCTGTTGATTATGTAATTAATATAACACGATTCGCTAGTTTGTCAAGTTTTAGTCTAAACGTGAACCACAAGAAGCATTAAACCCAGCAGAAGACATTACATCTGCATATGCCTGAGCACCTGCTTCTTTAACATCAACATTTTGTACGTTAACTTTACCTGGATTCCAGATTTGCCACGCTTTGCCAGTCCAATCTTTTGAAAATCCCATAGATTCTAACACTCTACGTTCTTCTTTACCTAGCTTAGTATTGCCCTTATTTTCAGGACGAACAGTAACCCATGCAAAACCACAGGGATAATTGTCCTTACCACCTAGTTTTGAATTGAAATAATCTAAAGAAGCCTGATTTGCTTTTGATTCTGCTAACACACTTAGTTCTTTTACTGTCATTGTAGTCATATTTAAACCCTCTCTTTATTGAATATACTATTATTATACTACGATTCGCTAATCTGTCAAGTTTTTAGCCATAAAAAAACGGGTTAAATTGCATTTAATTACATTTTAACCCGTTAAGTATTAGACTACTTACTGATTTTCAGGTCTTTCATTGATAATTTTATCAATTAACCCGTATTCTAGTGCCTCTTCTGGGCCCATGAACTTATCACGTTCCATATCACTATAGAAATCTTCATAAGTTTTGCCTTTAGAGTTATGTTTTACATAGATACTAGTCAAACTTTCTTTAACTTTTAAGATTTCTTTGACTTGAATTTCCATGTCAGTTGCCTGTCCACCGGCGCCGCCACTTGGTTGATGTATCATGTGTCTTGCATGAGGTAACATAAATCGTTTGCCGGGAGCTCCCGCAGTTGCCAATAATGAACCCATGCTACATGCTTGACCTAAAACCATTGTTGAAACATCTGGTTGAATGAATTGCATAGTATCATAGATTGCCATTCCGGCTGTTACTGCTCCGCCTGGTGAGTTGATATAAAAATGTATATCTTTTGTTGGGTTTTCTGCTTCTAGGAACAGAAATTGGGCACAAAGTAAGTCAGACTGATAGTCATTGACTTCACCTGTTAAGAATATAACTCTTTCTTTTAACAAACGTGAGAATATATCAAAGCTACGTTCTCCGTTTGCAGTTTGGTCTACGACCATTGGTACTAAGTTTGGCATACTTTTATTTATTCTCCATTTGTATTTGATTAAATTAATAATAACAGAAATTACAACAAAAGTCAATACAAAAAGTACGAAGTTTATATGTTGATAAATACTCTTAATAAGTATAGAGAGAACATTATGGCAAGATTTATAGGTTTCAGTACTAAAAACAAAAGTGCAATCAATCATACTCTAACTGGAAAAGAGTTAGTAGTAGAAGATTTATTGAATAATATCATGACTCGCAAAGGCGAAAGAATTATGATGCCTACTTATGGGTCGATTATACATGACCTTATCTTTGAGCCGTTGACCTCTAACATAAGAACACTTATTGAAGAAGATTTAACGAACATCATCAGCGATGAACCTAGAGTGAATTTAGAGTCCATTAACTTAACTGAAGGTGAGCATACAGTCACAGCATCTATTAGTGTCGCTATATTACCAGATAATGAGCCTGTAACACTAACAATAGATTTAAAGAGAGAATAAAAAAATGAGTCAAGAAAGAATAGATAACTTATTTGCAAGTGAAAGCTGGACCAGTGTATACACTGCTTTCAGTAACGTGAGTTTGAAGTCTTATGATTTCGATACAATACGTGAAAGTTTACTTGCGTACATCAATAAGACATACCCAGAAAAATTTAATGATTTTATAGCAAGTTCTGAATTCATTGCGATTTTAGACCTTGTAGCATACTTAGGACATTCACTAGCATTCAGAAGTGATATGAATACACGTGAAAACTTTATGGATACGGCTGAACGCCGTGAAAGTATTTTACGTATGGCTAGAACACTTGGTTATACAAAGACACGACCAATCAATGCAAGTGGTATGATGAAAATCACAAGCGTCACAACTACAGAAGATGTAGCAGACAACGAAGGTAACTCTCTCGCCGGCAACGTTGTTAACTGGAATGACTCAAATGATGTTGACTGGTATGAAAAATTCATTACTGTTTTAAATTCTTCATTCAATAAAAATACAAAAATTCAAGATCCTAGTGCAAGTTTGAATATCGGCAATGTTGAAAATTACTTATATGAAGTAAATGAGAACAAGAATTCTAAATCTATTGCATACGCATTCACATCGAATGTAGCAGGTGCCAATAGACGGTTTGAGGCTGTAAGAGCAAGTATCGAAAATAATAAGATTATAGAAGGTGCTCCGCTCAATGATAAAAATTTCACAATCATTAATAGAAATGATAACTTGGGACCTGCATCAGACAGAACAGGTTTCTTCGTTCTTGCTAAAGCAGGACAACTGCAATTTGAGAACTTTAGATATGGAATAAAGGCATCTAATAGAGTAGAAACATTAACAGATGCAAACGTTTCTAATACTGATGTTTGGTTGCACAAATTAGATAGTAACTTAAATTATAAATCAGATGTTACTAAAGTTGACAATGATACACGTGAAACTGCAATCTACAATTCACTTAGAACTGGAAATGGCGACCTTGTAAATATCTCAACTGGTATTAACAATACAATCGAACTTAGATATCCAGACGGTATATTCGGCAATGCGGCATTCGGTGATTATAGAGCATGGTTTAGAACTTGTACAAACGAAAACTTTTCTGTAAATTCAGGCGATATTTCAAACGTTACAATATCTATCCCATATACTGGTGCAGATGATAAGTCATACAGACTTACAATTACAATGGCAAGCACTAAAGACTTTGGTGAAAACTTTGCGGGTGAAACATTCACAAGCGTAAGAAGAATTGCACAGAAATCATATTACGCCCAAGACAGAATGGTCAACGCACAGGACTACAATGTATACCCATTAACATTAGGTAACAACATTGTAAGAAAGCTGAAATCAGTAAACACAAGTTTTGCAGGCAATTCTCGTTACTTTGAAATGGATGACGTTACCGGACATCACTCAAACTTAAGCATTACAGGAACAGATGGTTCTGTGTTTGTTGAAGACGAAAGCCTAAACATGTCATTGTACTTTAATAGGACTAGTGGCAACAGCGATGATTTTATTAGAAATGAACTTTCAAGAGCAATCGGACATCCGTCATTGTTTAATAAGTTTTATCATTTATACCGAGACGCGGCTAGTATTAATATTGACGTAAATGAATTATATACAAAAAGCCCATTAAATAATTTACAAATCGAAGGCACTGCGCCTTGGAATATAGAACAAGGTGACTATGTAAAAATACTAGGAGAGTCAAGTACGGAGTATTATGCAAGAGTTAAAAAAGTTGTTTCTACAGACCCAGGACAGATTATTTTAGATAGAGTCATTACAGAAAAGGGAACATTGAAATCTGTAATCAGAGGCTACAGAAGTAAATTTACAGAAGCAGAAATCACAGCAATCAAAACTCAAAAAATTGATGACTTGAATGTTACATCATTTACTTTATATTATGATGTTGCTCAAGGACAAACAACTAAATGGGAATGGAAAATATGGGATGGAGTAGTAGACCTCAGTGATAAAATAAAAGTAGAGTATGAATATAATCCTGGCATTCGAACCCACGAAACTATGTATGTTGCCAAAATTAACGGCAAGAAAGTTGTGTTTGAAAGCTACGACCAAGTTAGATTTTATTATGGCAACAATGAAGTAGTTGTAGACAATGAAACAAATCTTGCTGAAAGAGACAAACTATTAATTAACTACTATGATGGCGCTAAGACAGTAACCTCTTCGGACTCAAATATTTCAGATGAGATTACTGTAGGTTATACACCAGTGTCAGAATTTGCATCAAACGGCAGTGGCGGTGGAACATTCAAGGCAAAATATCGCAACACCGGTGCAGATGTAACATACGACTATGTTGAGAATAACAGTACTATTTCGACAGTTGATTATAAACATCAATTAGTATCGCCTGCGGGAATTACATACGACTTGCCAACTAGTGCAATAACTTCACCTGCAACACCAAATAATATCATCGGTTCAACTCCTGATTTTGAATTAGAACTTGAAGTTGATGATTTGTCTCAATATGTTTCATTGCTAACGAATGTAGAAGACGATTCGGTTGTAACGACAGGGTCTGAAACGCACATTTCACCAAACGGAATGCCAATTGATGGCGAACAGAACGCAGAAGCACAAGCAAACGCAGTAGCATCACATAGTACAATATCGTCCACTAACTTAAAAAATATACATGGGTTTAAGGGCGAACCTTCTTTATCATATTTTGGTTCTGCACCGACAACAAATAACTTTTTATGGATTGATACTAGTTCATTACCAACTGGAGAAACAAGAGAGACTGCAACATTTGGTATGACAGGTGTACAAAAAGATTTCATTACAGAATACTTGTCAGGAACTTCATCGTATAAATTTACATATCCATATAAGAATTGGAATGTACAACCAGATGGCACAGGCGGAGATGGTATAACACAATCTGATACCGCAGAAAATGATGTTAGATTTAAACAGACAGCATACGGTGAAATAAATTTCTCAACATCTGAAACTATAACACAATCTAATATGGTTATCAAAGATAACAACGGACAAATTATATCATCGAATCATTGTGAATTAGTAGCGGGTGCTGGCAATTCATATAAAATTATATTCTGGACAATAGATCCAGGCACTTCAAGTTTATTAGATGTTTTTGTAGGCGATGGTAGTGCCACTACTACATTAGCAGACTTTGGAGTCAAAGTTGTGGCCGATGTACAAGTAGCTAAGAAAGTTGAAGTACAAACATCATCTTACGTTACTACAAGTGCATATGTTTATGATGAATATAGAATAAGTTCAGGATACATTGATCCTACAAGAGTTAAATTACTGACATTAAGTGCAGACGGAAATCCATATGGATTATTGAATGTATTTAATTTAAAAGATGACCAAGGAAACGTGACTTCATCTAAATTTATTATAGAGTCATACAAATTCAGTCATGCAGGCTATGAAAATATAGATTTACATAGAGCATCAAAATCTGCAACAGCGGCACCAAATGCCGGAACAGTTAGTAACCCAACACCAGAAGGCAATTTACCAAGTTATAAAATATGGTTTAACACAGATGATAGCGAATGGTACTTATATCAAGCAGGTACTTGGTCAAAATCGTTTGTGTACTATGAACAATCTCCTACAGTTATTTGGTATGGCGACACACAATACTCAGTAGTCGATGGCAAAAGTTTTGTTGAAGACAAATTTATGAGTTATAGATGGGATCATTATGCAGACGTAGATAAAAGAATTGATCCTAGTACAAGTAATATCGTTGACATGTATGTTCTTACAAGTGACTATGTAAGACAAGTAAATCAATGGATAGCAGGTGGTTTCAAAACAGCAGTACCTACATCTCCAAATAATTACGAATTGTCAACATTGATA